TGTGTACATTGCAATAGGCAATTCTCCAGGAATATCCATATTAACAAATCTACGATACACACACATACACCCTTTAGACTCTCTATTTACAATAGTGTTTTCCAATGAATCATCAACGTGATATGGATCTACAGCAGATACATGTACATTTTTATGAGTATCTAAATTTTCATGTAGTATTTTAAATACACCATCTGAAGAGTATTCAATAACTGGCTTTGATCCTAATATGTATTTACCTTTACTATTTTGTTTCCAATTTAAATTAGCTTTTCTTACTACCTTTAATTTGTTATTAGTAAGAATATTTGTTCTTTGTAAATTTATCTTATCTAAATCAAATGGAGTAGTGCCTACCTGAAGAA